AATAAAAGAAAAATGGGGGAAGATTGAAAGATGACTGAACAATTCGATTTAAGCAATAGATTACAGAATGAAATAAATTATTTTATGGAAATAAAACATACTGAAATTAGCAGTTGGGCTAAAAAGATTATTGAAGAAAGATTATTGAAAATAAAGAAAGGTATTTTAGAATTTGAAAAAGCAGGGAAAGAACTCATCGAGGATACTCAATTAAATCAAACAGGAGGTAATACAAATGGTAAAGACTGATTTTAGTGGAACATTTTTAAATACTGAGACTTGCAATAATGAAGATGTTGGTGTTGTTTTGTCAGAAGGAAAGATAATAAGTAAAACTTCTGCTACTGGTAAACCTTACACTGCTCTTGAGATAGATGTTGAAGTTAATTCTAAAAAATTAACTTATGTTGTCTTTGACCCTGTCGGAAAAGTCCTACAGAAAGCTTGGGGGTTAGATAGCGCTGATTGGGTAGGAAAGCAGTTTAGATGTGAGCATGTTCATTACACAAGTTATGGTAATAAGAAAGTTAGAGTTGATATAAGTCCTTTGGTTGAAAAAAAATGACTGAAGAACAAATTGTAAGAACTGTTGTTGAAAAGCCTAACTCTTTAGAATTCGGACCCGCGCAGAATAGATTTAAGCTTTATTTTAATGAAGCAGTTGATTTATTGCAGAAAGTTAAGGATTTGAGAAGTTTAGGTTTTGACGTGCCTATCACTGCTGGATTATAATTATTCAGCTTTGTTTATTTATTATTTTTTCCCCTTCTGTTGTTAAATTAACATCGTATTCATTAAGGGATAACATTAACAAATCTATCTCATTTTCTAAGTTATGGATTATTTTTTTAATACCTTCAAGAATTATTGCTATTTCATTTATTTTCATTTTGGCCAGTAACCTAATTCATCTTCTTCTGCTTTTCCAGAATCAATAAGCAGTTTAATGTATTCTTTTGCTTTCTTTTCTGTTACTCCATAGTTAATTTGTATCTCTGCAAGAATTGCTTTTTTATCAATATTTTTATCCTCTTCTTTTGCTTTCTCGAAGACATTAATTAGCCAGTTAATTATTCCTTGTCTTCTTTTTTCTGTTCCCATATAAATATATAGAATTGAACTATTTAAATGTTTGTGTGTGTGTATTATTTCCTTATGATTATTTATTTGTTTTTTTTACTTCAGAACTCGTCTCTCATTAAAATCCCTTTACTCACATACTCCCAACTCGTTCCGTATCGTGTGGTGAGTCCCTAATTGCCTTTGTTCGTGGTTGCAGGGTCATACTGCCAGACTCTTCAAACATCACACACACACTTCCTCTACGGATTGAGTTTCCTTAATTACCGAGAAATCATTACTCGTCGCTCATTCCCCATAATTCTAAAATAACTAATAATTAATTATATTTAAATAAATCTTATTACTGGAAAATAGTTACTTCTTTATAACTTATTAATCACTCGCTTCGCTCGTTAAATTTATTAACTTTACTTACTTCGAAAAGCTATGCTTTTCGTTGCTTGTCAGTAATAACATTTCACGCTTTAATCACTCGCTCTTAATAAGTTATAAAGGGAATGAGCGCAGCGAATTCACCCCCCGCTCGCGTGTGCGTCTCGCTCCCCCCTCTTCGCTCCTTAGCGCTGAGTCCCACAGGCGAAGCGCAATTCACCCCTAACCCCCTCTTGCGCTTCCCTTATAACTAATCAACGAACGGAGCGTTAGCGGAGTGAGTTATCCGCCTTACCGGCAAACTCTCCATAGGAAACGCAGGTCTCAATACCTCTACTTCCAGTGGAACTCCGACGTTGCCCCCCCTTAACTATCCCCCCTACCCTTTGACACAAAAATTTTTTAAAAAAATATATAAACATATATATCTTTAATTGTAGATGATTTTAGACGAATGGCAAAAAGAAGTCTTAGAAACAAAAGGCAACATTTGTTTAAGAGCAGGAAGACAAGTTGGAAAATCTACAATTATTGCTATAAAAGCCGCTAAGTTCGCTATTGAAAATCCAAATAAAATTATTATGGTAATCTCAAAAACAGAAAGACAGGCAGAACTTCTTTTCGCGAAAATACTTCTTAATCTAAATCAAGAAAATAAAACATTAATAAAGAAAGGAAAAGATAGACCTACAAAACATAAAATCCAGTTAAGAAATAATTCAATAATTTACTGCCTTCCAACAGGAGACACAGGTTTTGGAATTATGGGTTATACAGTAGACCTTTTAATTGCAGATGAGGCAGCATGGATTCCTGAAGAAGTCTGGAATTCAATAATCCCTGCCTTAGCAATAACAAGAGGGAATATTTGGGTTTTATCAACACCATGGATTAAAGAAGGATTTTTCTATAATTGTTTTACAGACCCAACATTTACAACTTTCCACACAACAAGTGAACAATGCCCAAGAAGAGATGAAAAATTTTTAGAACACAAAAAGGCGACACTATCAAAAATGCAATATGCACAAATGTATCTAGGAGAGTTCCTTGATGAGTTCCTGCGTTTTTTCCCAAAAGAACTTATAGAAAGGTGCGCAACAGGAAAACCACAAAATCCAAGAGAAGATTTAGATTATTTTATAGGTTGTGATGTTGGAAGAATACAAGACCCTTTCACTTTTGAGATAGTTGGAAGAGATAAAAACAAAAAATTAATTCATTGTTATCATAAATTAGTAAAAGATGTTCCAATAACTACAAATTCAAAAGAAATAATCAAATTAAATAAAGAATGGAATTTTAAGAAAGAATATATTGATTCTGGAGGAATGGGAATTGCTGTTTGTGATATTCTTAGAGATGATGATGACAATAAAAGAAAAGTTGTGGAAATCAACAATGCAAGCAGGCCTTATGATAGAGATGAACATAGAAAGAAAATTTTAAAAGAAGATTTATACAATAACCTTAAAAATTTGATGGAACAAGGAAAAATTATTATTCTTGATGATGAAGAAATTAAAGATTCGCTTTTATCAATAACAGCAGACTTTAATGATAATGGAAGGATGATAATTTCAGGGAATGATACTCATGCAACAGAAGGATTAATAAGAGCTGCATGGTGCACGCAAAGCAAAGATTTAAATTTATTCGTTTCTACGATAAAGGTATGATTAAAAAATTTAGTGAAAAATATTCGTCTTTGAGCAGTTACGAAGAAAAACAAGAAAAGGAAAAGAAAGAAGAAAAAAGAATAGTCCTCTCAGATGATGCTTTTGCTATCGGTGAAATAATAGAACAACTAATAAATAAAATTGAGCATGCAAGAATTTCAATCATGCAAAAAAGATAATGACAGAAGAAGGAACTTTGGCAGTTAACGCGGATGTGAAAGAAGAATCAGGAGCGAATGCTAATGCCACTTACACAGCAGAAGCTTACACAAATAAATATATTAAAAAAGCAGAAGGAAAACTTTGCTTAGATACGAGATATGATTGGGTTACAAATTATGCAAGTGTTTCAACAATAGGGAAAGAGGTTTTAAGACAAGCTGTTTCTTGTTTAGCTGCAATTAAGTGTATTAATGCAGATATGTCAGGTTTCACAAGCAGACAAGAAGCTTTAATCATGATAAATGTTCTTTGGGCTCAATATTCGGAAATTGTTGCTAAAATTGTAAGTGATAATAAATATAAAGAATGGATTTTAGAAGGAGGAGGAGATATTGACTAATGGCTGAAAATTTACCAATTAATTTTCCTATTCCTTCAGAGAGTGCAATAGCAAGTTACGATTATATAGATATCATTAATGGTATGGGGACAGCAGAATTTTATTGGGGATTTATTTATGTAGATACAACCTTAAAAGGAGTTATAAGTGATCATATTTTTCTAAGCGCTAGAAGGAGTCTAGCGACAAATTCAGCTTCTGCACAGACAGCTGTTTTCAATTCTTCTCCATTCAAAAATTCAAGAATAATCCCTAAAAATGCATTAGTCACAGTTCAGGGAATGAGAAAAGGAGCTATTGTTCCAGGAAATTTGGTTGTCATAGGATATACCTTGGAGGTTGTTAGAGCTGCAGGAGGGACAGATTCTATTTTTACATCTACAGCAGTGGTAGAATATATAGGAGAAAGCGGATTTACTCAAGGAAAGGTCATGGCAAATAATTTTACTATAAACAGAGGAGATTATCTAAAGATGACTTTAACTTATTGTAGGAGAGGAGATTCCGGACAAATTTTGGTTGGAACAGACCCAACAGGGGTATATCCATCTAAAATATCAATACCCTTCAAAATAGACTTATAAAAATCAAATGGCAGAACTAAACTTATCTAGCGCAACGACTACAAACCTAGCCGGAACTGTCCCTGACTTCATAGTTGCAGCGAAAGCTTTGGATGCAGCAAACCCAGCGTCAGATGAGACTTACTGGTATTTCTCAAATGCAACAAAATATTACGGATATTACTTGACAATTCCTGAAATCTTTAACGCAGCGAACGCTTTGGCAACTTGGACGACTCATAGAGGCTGGAAAGCGAAAGATCCGCTGACAAAAGTAGAATTAGACCACGTTGTAGGAATGGGAAAAGATAGTTTTACCAAACTTATGTGGAATCATGTCGTAGTTAAGTTAGTTGTTGGAGACTCTTTCTTAGAGATAAAAAGAGGTGACAGCGGAGCAGTTTTAAACATGATACCTATTTCTCCAGAGCGTGTTCGTGTTGTTTTTGATAAATCAGGGATGATTAAGCGTTATGATGTTTGGAATAGTAGAGAATGGAAGGCAATAAAAAAAGAAGATATGCTGCACTCCCAAAATAAGAGAGTTGGGGACCAACTTCACGGAACAAGTCAAATAGAAGCATCTAAGTTTATCATAGACTCGCGAAATGAAGCCCTAAGTGATGAAAGAGTAATTAAGCATAGAGATAAAGCTTTGGGTATTGCTTATTATGAAACGGATAATGCAGGAAAAATAGCTTATGCTAATGCACAGATTGAGAAAGCTGTTAAAAATGGAGAAATGGTCGGACTTCCGAAAGATACTGCAAAGATAGAACCTTACCCAAGCAGAAGTTCAGAAGATAGAACAGGCTGGATTTCTTATTTAGAAAACTTCTTTTACCAAGTCTTCGGAGTTCCAAGAAGCATAGCAACATCAGACGGAACAAGTGAAGTCGGCGGTAAAATGGGGCACGTTATTTTCGAGCCAATCTACACAAAAGAGCAAGTGGATTTAGAAGATGATTTGGCAATTCAACAGCAAATCTTTATTACATTCAATAGACCCCCAAGTTTGGGAGGACTACAACCCCAATTAGATGAAAGCAAGAATACAGGACAAATAAATATACAGCCTAACGATGTTAGTGCTACTATGGAGAGAGAATGATTAACCCAATAAAACCAACATATGGAACAAGAACAGATTTTGGTGAAAAAGAAATAATGGAAGGAATTAAGAATATAGGTTCTGGAAAGAGTGAAGAAGAAAAATGTAAGGAGAAGGGGGGAATTTGGGATCCTATAACTAAAACTTGTCAATTAATTAATAATTTAGATAATCTTATTGAAAAGAAGAAAAAAGATACAGAAGAAAAAAACCCTGTTTCATCAGTAGGAGTTCCACTTTATACATCTAAAGATACAGGGGAAGTAACTGGTTTTGAAAGTAAAAAAGGTTCTACCTTTCTTAGACCTCCTGGAATGTCTAACGAAGAATGGAGACAACTTTTGCAAGATTATGAAGAAAAAGAAAGACCAGTTATGCCTGAGGAAATAGGGGAAACTGCTTTTTCTATTAGTCAACAGAGAGAGCAATTACAACAAGCGCAACAAGCGCAAAGATTAGTAGGACAAGTCGGAGAGTTCTCACAATTACCAACAGAAAATCAACCTTTGCAGGATTGGGGACAGGCTGCTTCTCAGGGAATAGTAGGAGCAATCCCAAAAGCTTTAAGTTATGCGGTGGCTGGTGCCGGCGTTGGTTTAGCAGGTGGAACAGCCGTAGCTCCCGGAATCGGAACAGCAGGGGGGGCAGTAATAGGAGCAGTTGCAGGTTTTGTTTCGGGTATTGCCTCAGGCATGATTTCAGAGTTTAAATCACAAAGAACAGACACTATTAATGCGCAGAAAAGAGTTTTAGATGAAGGGAAACAAAACTTGAACGATTGGGCAACATTGGCCGCTTCTGACCCAGCTAACTCTGCTTTTTATGTTAATCAATATAATTTACAATTATCACAGATTAGTCAAGCTTACAGACAGATGAAATATGATACTCAAAGAGACTTAGCGCAATTTGAAAAGGCACTGCCAGACTTAGCAGAATTTGAAGCCTTTTATTCTACTGGGGGAGAGATGGATACATTAAATTTAAAAATGCAGACTGCTTTACTTTCTCCGAGTTCACCAGAGTATCAAATGTTAGAATTAGCAAATAGGAGGAATAAATAAAAATGAAAGAATTAACTAAAAACCTTCTTTATTTAGGCTTAGGGATTTTTCTTTCTCTTTTTGGTTTAGGTTTAATTTTAGGATGACAATAATTTCAACCCAACTTATAGATTTAATTACTCAAGTCGGTTTTCCTATAGCAGCATTTATTATGATGTTTTTATTTTCAAGTAAGACATTAAAAGAAAACACCGATGCCATCAATAGATTAACTCTTTATTTGCAGGGGCGCGTAAAATGAAATTTATTTTTTTACTTTTGCAAAAGTTAGCTTTATTTTTTCTTAGTGGTGTTTATAATTACATAGACAAAAACAGCGACGGAAAATTAAGTAAAAAAGAAATTCAAGATTTTACAAAAAAAGTTAAAAAGATTTTAAAATAACAAAAGATATATAAACATATATATCATTTCTTTATTATGGAAGAAGAAAATAAACCTACTGGACTCGTAGATAAGGCTTCTGAAAATGTAAAGTTGCTGCAAGCTGAAAACGAAAGGATGGAAAAGAACATAGCTGAATTAAAAGAAATTCAATCTACAGCTATACTTTCAGGAACAGCAGGGGGACATATCCCACAGCCGACAGAACAGGACGCTTTCAAAGCTAAGGCAGAAGAAATGGCTAAAGAAATTGTTGGAGCATTTAGGAAAGTTTAAAATGGGGAAAAAAGAAGAGAAGAAAAAAGAAGTTGTAGAAGAAACAAAAGCTTTATTAGAGATGTATCAAGCTGGATTTCTCGACGGATATAAAAAAAATAATAAATTAAAAACTGATGAAGACTGGGCTTTGATGAATAAGCAATACAAACTTTCTTTTTACAAAAGATTTGGAAAAAAAATAAATAAAGAATTAAAAAAGAAAAAATAAAATGCACTTATATTTATTTGTTAGAGGTAAATTCACACAAGTTGAAGAATGGAAAGCTCACGCTCAAACTGCTTACTGGAAATGGAGAAAAATAAATCAAAAAGGGAAAGAAGAAATATTTTTAGTTCAGGGAGCGCTTCGCCCGTCGGTGCTGGGAGCTTATGAATATGTTTTTCCTAAAGAGGCTTTGGTTGAAGTTTGTAGCTTTTTTGGTATACGCTCAAATACATCGTATGGATTTGGAAAAATTGGGCTGGAGACAAGACATTTTGCTTTAAGAAAAATATTTGGTGCTAAGAAAATCCCTAAAGAAATTTTAAAAGCTTCTGAAAATGCTTTTGACTCTGTCGTCTTTAAAGACAGAGAAAGGGGATTATCTAATTGCAGTGTTCCGGGTGTTGGCTTGCATGTTATTGGAATTAAAGAAGATGATACAAGATTTTTTAAAGAAAGCGGTTACACTCACGAGGCGTTATGATAAGATTATTAATTGATTTAGACGCTGACTTCATGCTTTTTTATCTTTGTTCTCTTGCAACAATCGGAGTTATTATTAAATTTTATCAAGTATTTATTAAAGAAAGAAAAAGTTAATCGGTATACCGAAAAACGATAAATATTTAAACAACCTTTTTCTAATTACGGCATGGCAAGAGAGGCAATACAAAGAGACAACACAGTTTTAATTTCTCGAAGATATGATTGTGCTACTGGAACTGGAATAGCAAAGGGATGTTTTCTTAAAAATGCCGACGCTCATACTGCTTCTGCTTCTACTGGAACAGGCGACCCTTTTTGTGGATTTGCTCACGCTGATGTGAATCAATCAACTGACACTTCTTTTAATACTGAAACTTCTATAACTGCGGATAAAGGCGGAATGTATGAATTAACAGCGAGCGGGGCTATTTTAGTTAATTCTTATGTTAAAACTGCTGCGCCCGGAAATTATGTTATGATGTGCACAGATGCAGATTTAACTTCAAGCTTGGCTATTGTAGTTGGAATTGCGAGAGAGGCTGCAAGCGACGGAGAACAAATAAATGTAGAGGTATTACCTTAAAATGACTTTCTATGAACCTGGCGAAGATGTGCTTAGAGCAACAGCTTACGACTCTGCAATAAGACAATTAGCAAATTATGCTTACAAGTTTAAACAATTAGTTTCAGTTGTAACTTCGAGTTCTTGGAAGAATTACTTTTTTAGAGAACAAACTAATGTTCCAGAAGGACAAGAAGGAAACGCTATCAAAGGAATTCCAAGAGGCGCAGACTTCCCGCATGCAGTATTAAGCTGGGAGCAAGTAAGTTCTCAGATTGAAAAATACGGACTTGCAAGCACAATAGACCACGAAGATGTTATCTCTAATAATATTGACGCGAGAAATAGAACAATCCTAAGATTAGCCGAAGGAGTAGCGAAAGCTGTTGATACTGAAATTGCGGTTATTGTTTCTGAAAACTGGACACCTTCAAATATTCAAACTGGAACATTGCAGGGCGGTTATTGGGATGAAAGTTCAGCTGCAATAGTTAAAGACTTGGCTAAAATGAAAGCACAGGTTAAAGCTTACTATGATAATGCTTCTGACTTTGTAGCAGTTATTCACCCCGACACAGAACCTTATATTTTGCATTACATTTACGAAAAAGGAGCTCAGGCAACAAGTGCTGGAGAATCTGCATTTAACGGACAAATTGGAAGTCCTGCTGGTGTAAAGATAGTTACTTCATCAGTTGTTCCAGCGAGTTATGCTTTATTCATGGTCCCTAAGACTTGTGCTACTTGGAAACAATTAATGGCTTTGCAGACTGAAACAAAGACAGACGCATTTATCGGAGATACTATTAAAGCTTGTGAGTATGGAGTTACAGAACTTCACGAACCTAAGCAAGTAGTTCTTTTACAAGTTCTCGCGTAGAAATATTTATTAACTTTGATTTCTCTTATTTCTTATGACACACGTTCCACAGGGATTAAATAATACTTTTGACCACGATGTAACTATTCTCGGAAATCTCAAAGCTAATGTTCCAACTCCTACGAGTGATAACAATATTGCAAATAAAAAATATGTCGACGATAACTTTGTTAATGTTGTAGGAGATACAATGAATGAAAATTCTTCTTTAACCTTTAGCACTTCTAATTATCTCGCTTCTAATGCCTCACTTATAAAAATGAAAGATAACAATGAGGGGGCTAAAGCTTGGATGACTTGGTATGATGACAGTGACGACAAAATAGCCGGAATTACTGCACATGATTATAGTCATGATACTTTAACATATCATAAACATTTTTCAATAGAAACTGCAGATAGTTCAGGTTATTTACAAACAAGATTAGAAGTTCCTTATGGAACTGATTTAGTTAATATAGAAACTCATGGTGCCAATTTTGTAATAGGAGGAACTAATCATAGACTCGGAATAAATGTAACCCCATTAAAAGATATTCAT